CTACAACAGTTGTCATCTCTTCTCCTTACAGAACAACCCAGCGTGAACCGCTAGGTACTGTTACTGTTACACCCGAATCGATAATTATTGGACCAGTGGTCATTGCATTCTTACCTGTTCCGATTGTAAAATTAGTGGTAATGTTCTGGTCATTCTCATAGAACACTTTATCGGTTCCGCCACCAACAGCTCCAGCTCCACCAAGAATGTCTGAAAGAAGTGCCACTTATTACCTCCGCATATTTACATATATTTATAACATTAAAGTTATGTAAATTGCATTTATTGAATATAAACATAAGAAACCGGGCCATTTCTGACCCGGCTCCTTACCATTTTCTAATTAACCACCAATGATCTGAGCAAACGAATTAGTTCCAGCATTAGTGAACCTAAGATTAATGAACTCAGCAACATATGTTGGCTTGATGTAAATATCAACAACAAGCTGATTTCTTGAAATAACATCAGGTGTATTGTTAGATTCATCACAGATAACCAAGAAGTCTTCAATACCACGACCAGACTGAACGGTTGTCAAGTAAGGCTTAATCATTGAAACGATTCTGTTACGAGTGAAGTTATCATTGAACTCCATGACCTGATACTTAGCCATCTTAGAAAGTGAACGTTCCATAGTGTTGAACAATCCGCGAACATTAACACGATCAAAAGATGAAGGCTTGTCAAGAAGTGTTTTCTGACCCCACATAACAGTACCCTGACCTGGGAACGAAACGATAGGATTCAAACCGTTCTTGTAAAGCATATCACGCTGTCCCTGTGTAGGATTAAATGCAAGCTTGATTGCATTTTTAATCTGTCCACGCTCAAGTCCAGCTGATGCCCACCACGAAGCCCTGTTCTGTGAAGTCTGAGCACGAAGACCTGCGATGTCACCGGAAATATTAACCCACCTGTACTTATCATTATAGCGATCGTACTGATACTTATAGTTAGCACAAGCAACAAGGAACATGTCGTTATAGTTCAAACTACCTGACTGGCGCCATGCAACAAGATTCGAAACAGCCGTTGCTGACTTCTGACCAACAACATCACCGTAGTTAGCACCGATGAAACCGATACAATCTTCACGAGTGTCAACAAGTACCTTTGCACTAGCTCCAGCATCAAGTTCGTTAGCAATAACAATATCGATGTCAAGCTCTTCTTTGTTAGAAAAGATATCATAAGCATTTAAAAGATCATCAGCCTGGATAGCAGAATCGGTTGCATAAGCAAGCGTTAAGTTACTACCGATATATCCAGAAGTGCCTGTGTCATATGCAAGAGTGTAATCAGCAATAGTGTTAGTATTGCCGGTGTTATCCTTCACAAAGATATAGTTAGACTGATAGTTAATTACATCTTCAATGTAAGTACTCTTGTTATTATGATCCTTAGCGGTAGTTGTAAAATCAACTGTCCAAGTCTCAAGAATGTTAGTACCGTCATAAATAACAATACCGACCTCTGTACAGTAGGTGCATATTCAAACAGATCATCAAGAACAATGCCTGGGAATGCATATCTTGTTACATGTGTGCTTGGTGTAGCACTATTAGCTAAGAAGCTTGAAGGAACAGCAATACAGATCTGAAGATCTTTCGACCATGCACCTGGGTTACGTGCATAAATCTTTAACTTAGAATCAACAACATTAGTGAATGCTAAACCAGATTCAATAGTGTGGAAGTACGAAGCATTTGTAATTGGTTCAAGGAATTGTACATAATCATATGTATTAGTAACGGCTGGCTTTGGTACATCAACACTGAATGCACCAATGTTAGCATCATTAGCAGCGGTTGATGTAATGTATGTATTATCAACAGCTTCAATAACACCGTTCATTGATTGAATCCAGTTATTAACAATGGCTGATGCGGCAGGCTGAACAGCTAGCGGAATTACACGATCAAGTGTAATTGTAACGCCTGTGCCATCAATTGCGGTAATTTCATAAACATTGGTGTCAGTACCGAATGTAATATGCTGACCGACCGTTACATTAGCAACAGTGTCAAGTGTAACAATATCATCAGTTACACCCATTCCGACAACCGTTGTGCCAGAAATTGCAGTAGCAGTACCACCAACATTAGATGCACGTGAAACAAGAAGCTTGTTTCCGTACTGAAGGAAGTTATATGCCTGATAAAAATCGTTGTAATTTGTATTTGTAGGCTTACCGTAATATGATAGCAAATCAGCAACTGATGTGATTAGCGTATATGTATCAACGGCTCCCATAACAAAGTCTCCGCCAAAAACAGCAATGCTGTTTGAGACGGTTGGTGCAATAGTACTGGCATCAATCTCAGTAACTTGTACACCAGGTGATAGTAAAGTTGTCATTAATTTCTCCTATGAATTTTACATTACTTTCTGTGTGGTCAAAGGAACTTTGTTCCTAAGAGTCAGAAAAACCTTCATAATTTATTTGAACATTCATATTTCAAAA